GTAAAAGGTGCTATGACATTACCAGTTGCTTCAACTGCTAAAGTAAGCTGTCCAAGATCAACGTCATTTATAAAGCCTTGTGCAGTTGTTAATCCTAATGCTTCTGTATCAGAAGTTATTCTTGCTCCAAAGAAAAACCCTGCAGGATGTGCAAACTTTTTATATAGCTCAGACCAAACATTTGTTGCTAACCCTGTTTTAATTAATATTGAAAATATTTGATATAGCTCTGCATTTTTAATAAATTTTAAAGATCCAGGGCCAATTTGAGATTCGCCTATTGTGAATATATCTTTTTTAGGATATTCTATTTCAACTTTGTCTTGGTAAAATAATCTAAAAAATTCTTCAGCAGAAAATCTTGTTCCTTTATTTCTTTGGAGTTCTGCTAGGCGCGTGGCTGCATATCTAGGATCTGTAAAATTTTCACCATTAGGCAAGCGATTGCCTATTTCGTATATAATATTATTAATTTCATTCGATGTATGTATATCTCTTAAATCAAAACCTTGTCTTAGTTGATTTCCAAATGAATGTTCACCACTTGAATCTAAGTGCTCATAATAGTTTTCTAAGAACGATACTAATTGAGGATAATCTTGTGTATAATATTCTGGAAGAGCTTCAGCAACTTTTCTATTTAAAAAGTTTTTAGGTTTTCTAGAATGATGATAATTAATTGTCATTATAACGTAACCGCTGTATTTTGAAAATCTAATATTGCGTTTGATACAGACGACGTTGTATCAATATTTAAAACAAAATTACGTAATGGCCTTATAGTACTTTGATTAGCAGGTAATGCTATAAAATTTATTGCTGAGCTAAGAAATGCTGTAGGATTAAATCCAACTAAATTTATAGTTCCGTTATCAGGATTATAAGATCCTATATTATCAACTTGAACAATTCCATCTTGATCAACAATCTGTAATGTAGTTGAACTTAGTTTGTTTTTTACAGTACAAGTTCTAGAATTAAAAGTAAAACTTGTAGAATTTATTGTATTAGTGGTATCATCTGCAGCTGCTAATGCTGCTGGAAATTCTATAGTATACGAGAAAGGTGTTCCTATTGTTGGAATTAAAGGTCTTCTCATTGATACTATCATTTTAGAGTTAAGTATAGAAGTATCGATGTCATCTATAATTGCTAATAAGTTGGATCTTCTAAAAACTTTACCAAAGCTATTTAAGTTTGCAGAAAAATAATCATTAATTCGAGTTTGTACTTTTTGTTCCATTGTTTTAGCTGTAGAACCTGTGAGATCTGGATCTAAATTAAATGTTGTAAGTAGTTGAAGATTAGTTGTTTCCACATCAGCAAAAACTAAATCAATTGACATGATTGATAGATTATCAGATAATGTTGTCACAATAGCATCTTTTATTGATTGTTGTGTATTAGCATCGATATTTGGTTTAAACTGCAATCCAGCATAAACTCTTCCATAAACTGGTGGCACATTATCATGTCCGCCCCAAGCAATTACATCTAGTAAATACGAACCATAATTTGCTAATATTTGTGCTGTATAGTCTTGTGCTGTAACTAACCTTCGTTGCGAACTAAATGCTATTGGAGCATTTTGTCTTATAGATTCTATACCTTCTTTATATGCACCACCTGCTGCAGCATTTGATGTTGTAACGTTTACTGGATACGATATTCCATCAATAGACACAGTAGCAGTTGTAGAAAATGAAGACGCTCCGTTTGCGGCAGTTCCTTTAGTTGATAAATAATCTATTACAATTTTGTTACCAGCAATTGGTGCTTTACCACTGCTAAGTCCATCTCCAAAAATAATTTCATAATAACCATTCGGTACTTCTTTAATTTGATAAAATGTAGAATCATTTGTAATTCTTATTGCTTGTGTAATATTTGTATATGTAGAAAAAGTTAAAGAATTAGCGCTATCGTAAACTCTTACTCTTATAGTGGCAGTGTCAATAGTAATATCTGGAATAACATATATCTGAGAATCTGCAACTTCACCAACAAAAAAAGTTTTAGTTTTTTCTGTGCCTTCAAATACTGGTATAGTTGTATCTGCAACAGAAGTTATAAATTGATATGTACCAGTGCCATCATTGGTAGCAATATAAGCTTCTCTTGTTTGAAAATTATAAGATATGTCGTCTACAGTACTAGTAAAAGCAGTCCCTCTAGGTAATTCTATATTTACTGGTTTATTACTACCAGTAACTGTTAATTGAGCGTTTAATTTAGCTTGAGGGGATGTATATGATCTAGGAACATAACCTATTGATTCAGCGTGAGAAACTAATGAGCTTCTTAATTGTGCGGTATTTATAAAACTTTCATTTATTGCAAAATTAGCCAGTAAACCATTATAATGTGTATTATAAGCTAAAACGTCCATTATATTGCTTAGTCCTGATGCTTCAAAATCGTAGTCTGCAAATTCGCTTTTAGATTTTAAAAATTCTTTTAAACTAGCTTTAATAGTATCAAAGTCTAGTTGAGTTGATTTAATTGAAGTTGCCATATTATCTCAGCCTTGTTAAATTAATTTCTACAAATGATTCTTCTTGTGTACTTAATACTCTAAAAGTTACAGTAACTCGTACTTCATTACTATCTGCACTTATAATAGAATTGATATTAAGTACCTTTGCTCTTGGCTCGTACGTCTCAATAGCATTAATAATATCGTCTTCTAGATAATCATCATCAATTTCAGTACTTAATCTAAAAAGCATAGCATTTAAGTCTCCGCCAAATCTTGGAAGAAACGGCTTTTCAGCATAATTAGTTAATAATAAATTTCTTACAGCTTGTTTAACTGCAGCTGCATGTTCTTTTTTAAAAATATCTCCAGAACCTTTTTTAGCAAAAGATAAATCTATATCAGAATATGATCTAGTTCTTGCTGTGGTAATAGTTTTAGTACCTATATTACCATCTTCTACTGAAAAAGCTCGTGTTGGCATTTTAAAATCCTTTTTAGTTATTTATAGTCAAGTAACTACAATATTTTCTATATTTTCAGTTGAATCTAGTATTTCCATAAGTTCTCCAGTAGTCTGTACCATATTATTAAAACGTGTTTCAATAGCATTAGTGTATGTTACTGTCCAAGGGGCTAGAATTTTTGGCATTATTAATATAATACATGCATTCAATGTTCCATCTGGATTATAAGTATCGTAATCCACTATTAACTTTTCAAAGTTTAAATGATCTTTCCAATATAATGCTAAATCAAATGTTTTTTCTATTGCAATATTACCAGATGTATCTATTAATTGATACACAACTGCTTGACCATTTGTTAATAGATGATTTATTCCATCAGTTATATCTAGATTTTCACTACTTTCTGAAACATAAAAACCCTCTAAAACTTCAAGTCGAAAATCTTCAAAGTCTTTTGTGTTTTTAGCGTCATTAATAGTTTTCATCGCTTGAGCGTGTAACACATATTGTTTTGCTAAACTAACTCTATCACTTGTATTAGTTAAAGAATTCATAGTAACTGGATCACCATAACTTCCTAAAAATTTAGCCATAGATATCCCATCTGCCAATTTAGTTCTCGGTGTAATCTCACTTTGAAAAACTGGGTCATATTTACGATCTGCAACAAAGACAGTTTTAAATGAGAAATCGCTCATGACTGCACCTTAAACAATTTGCTTCTTCCATCTTGTGTTCCAATATCTCGCGTTCCTCTTGTAGCATTTTTTTCAGGACCTACTATTCTTCCAAATTTTACAGGTGTTGGTATAGAAAAGTTTTGTGATATTATTCCAGAAGATACTAATTCTCCTGTAAAAGTTTTATTTTTTAAATTATTAGGATCTCTAAGTTTAGATCTTGCTTGTTCAGTTGAAAGATCTACTTTTGAAACTCCACCATAGTTATTTGATTTATCAATTTTATTTGCAAAATCGTCATTAGGATCTATTTGTAATTTACGTATTCCATCTTCAGAATTGTGTAAATATTCATTAATAACTGCAGTTGTTGGATTACTTGTTACTTTATTGGCTGCTGGAATAATTGATACTATTCCTTGAGATGATCCTGCAGATGTACCTACTGCGGCTGTTCCTGCTGTTCCCGCAGTATTAGCGTTACCTGATAAATTACCATTAAAAGTTGGAGCAGTCATTCCAACATCTGCAAAAACACCTTGTGACGCATGTACAGACACTGAATTTACTCGAGGTATATGTGCGGTATTGCCATATATAACTATTTCATCTCCGCCAATTGTACCAGTATCACCAAATACACTTAATGAAGAAGCTGCAATATTAATATCTTCAGATGAAATTACAATATCGTTTTCAGACGTTAATGTAGTTTTATTACCTACATTTTGTTCAAGTGAACCACCAATTTCAATTTCTTGACTACCTTTAATAGTAGTAAAATTATTTCCTAATGTTGTTGATGTTGTAGTTCCTTTTATATTTTCTGATTTATTTCCTATTATAGTTTTATTATGATTTGACGCAATATGCTGAATATGAGACCCTTTAATTTTTTCAGTTACATTACCAGCAACTTTTGTTTCAAAGTTTCCTCCAACTTCTAAATTAAAATCTCCTGCAACTTTCATAGTTACATTGCCTTTGTATATTATTTCAGCATCACCTTCTACAATTACTTTATTATCGCCATTAACACTAACAACCATATTTTTTGTAGAAGAAAACACAACTGTGCCATCAGCATGCATACATGTGCCAGATCCAGTTCTATGCCTAGTCATAATTCTTTCACGGCCGTATGTATCATCATATTCTATAATGTGGCCACTAGCAGTTTCTTTAACTTGTGACATAGTGTACTCAGAACTTGGTTCTTCTGGTATTTCTAAATCTATTCCTTTAGTACTTCCGCCTATGTATAGATTTGAAACTTTAGCACCAGTAGCTTTGTCATTGACACCACTGATTCCTTGATATTGCCTTTTTGGAAAAAAACCATTAGGATCGTCTCTACCATCAATTGGATCTTTATATGAAGCAAGCTCGGCGTCATCAATAAATAAATTTAATTGTTCTAATTCTTTTGACATGTTATCACCTACGTATTTATATTTTCTGCATTTGATATAGCTCGAGCTGTTCTTTCAGCTTGAGTTCCTAAATCTGATGTTGCTTTTATTGCAGCATCAATATCTCCACTTGAAATATTTAATAAATTATCTGTACTTGCTACAGCTTTATCTAATACAGCTTTAGCAGCACCTACCGGTAATGATTTTGCTGCAGAAAGATCTTCAAATTTTTTCTTAATATTAGATAAAGCTCCATTAGTATTAACTGACATTTTATTTTGTGCTTTTGCTAAATTATTTTTAAATTCTTCGCTAGCCAATTCTGTTTGAATATCTTTATTTATTTTATTAAAATCTATTGATTTAATTCCTGAATTAGATGCTTTTGCTATGATTTTAGGCTTAGTTATTGACTGCGCAACTTTAGATGGCATTTCGTTTAAAGAACTTGGATCATCTATTATAAAAGATTTTTTATATTTAGAATTAATTCTATCTTTTACATTAAACCCTGGACCAGAATATTCATTATCTATTTCGTAATCTCCTATAACGTCATTACCTGGAAATACTTTAAACCACTCATTAACAAACATATCAAAGGTTTCATATTGACTTTGATTAGGCGGAGTTTTTTCAGTTGCCACAAAAACTATTTTCAAGCCACTTAAGTTAAATTTTGAATATTCTGCATTACGTATTTCGTCAATTGGTCTTCCTCTTTGTAAATCACCATTTCGATTTATAACATAATGAGGTTGAATTCCATATTTTAAATTAGATCGATTAATGGTAGCTGCAGCTTCTATACTTGCGTTAGTACTATCTGAAGAAGTTGTTTTTATTTTATTTGTTAAAAATTTAAGATCAAATTTTTTACTTAATTCGTGTATAGTTTTGCTATTTACTTTATCAGGTGGACCATCTAAATGTGCAGTCCACCCTACAATTAGACACCTAATAGAATCAATTCCTTTCGATTTTGTTCTCGTGGCATTAGCCATTTCTAAAAATAATTCTTCAGGAGATGACACGGTTGTAAATACATAATCTGGTGGTGTTGTGTGACCAGCAAATCTGCTATTAGCCGATGTGATATCAAATACTGTACTATTTTTTACAGCATTTGAAGTTGCGTCACCTTTACTTACACTTGATCTAATATTGGTTTTTCCTTTTTCAATTAAATTTTGAAAGGTAACTCCTGGAACAGTAATATTTGTAGATTTTAAATTAGCTAAAACATTACCAATATCTTTTGGATTTTGTATCACATTTAAGCCTTTACTCACTAAATGTGCAAAAGCATTGCATTCAGATCTTCCAATACCGCCCATTAAAGAACTAGGATCTAAATTAAAACTACAATTATTAAGATTTTTTAATTTCTCATTCATAACTTTTTCAACTTCTGCATTAGCTTTAGTCTTTGGATCATTTTTAGGAGATAATGTGTTAACAACTGAAGAAGGATTTATTGCAATACCTTTTACTAAATCTCTTTGTTTACTTTCTGATAACGTTGGTGCAACTATTTTAATTGCATTAAAAGCTGCTTTAGGATTAGCATTTGTAGTCACCCTTTTAAGAAACCCCGCACCTTTTGTTTTACCAGTAATAGCTGATAGAGCTGATCCTTGAGTGAATGTTTCAGTTAAACCTGGACCAAATGCTGCTGTTACTTTAGCTAATAACGGTTCATCAGTTACACTTTCTTCATCTTTTGCAAAATCTTGTACTGCTTTAAATCCATCTACTGTACTAAATCCTTTTGAAGTAGATCCTTCAATATTAAGTTTATCAAATTGAAAACTTTTTACTTGAGCTTCAAAACCACCACGCGTTTTAGCCAAAGCATCCATTCCATCTTTACCTAATATAGCTGCAACTTGCGCTTCATCTGCTTGTTGCACATAATGTATAGAGACATTTGAAAAAACCTTTTTAAAATATATAGAGCCATTAATTATAGACCAGTTTCCTGTTTGAGGTAAATTACTAGACCAACCATCAGACTCTGACACTTTATGAGTAATTCTTTCAATATTTGGATTTTTACCAGCATTTGCTGGAAGAGCTATTGCTTCGTTTATTGTTACTGTTTTAAAAAATATAAATGCCATTATGTTGCGCCTCTACCTAATTTTCTAAATTGTTCTTCACCAAACTTTATTCTACCTTCATTATTTGCATCTTGTGTTCTTGGTCTTTCGTATCTTTTACTAAATATTAAAGTAGCTTCTTTAACACTTTTTGCTTTTTGTAATTGTGATAAACCATAAAATTCAGGTTTTAAATTAAGTTCGTATTTTACAAAGTTAACTTGAGCATATAATGTTTTGTAGCTTAATCCTCTTCTTTGAGAAAAATCAATTAACTGACCTAGTCTATTACCAGCTTTTAGCTGTGGATTCCATTGAGCTATTCCAAATCCTCTTACACCTGTTTGTGCTACATCAGTTTGTGATTGTGCAACTATATTAATATCACCATTCTTATCTCTACCAGCTTCTTGAATAAAATTACCAATCATACCGCATGCTTGTTCGGGAGTAAAGGCTCCGCCTGCATTTGATACAAAGAAATTAAATATCTTTTCACAATTTGTAGTTCCAATTAATGTGTTATCCAAATTATCAATATTTGCTTTAACACCAGTTGCAGG